CGGTTAGAACCAACATCATACTGCGGTACTTTACCACCTGCTGAGGTTTTATTAATATTGTCCACACCCGTTTTTACATCTCCCCAACTGACTTTAGGGACAATGGGGATGTTTACACCAGGGATTTTATTAATTACCTTAATAAGCCCATTGAGCTTATCGATAACAAAATTAACACCACTTCCAGCCGCGCTTTTAATAGTGTTCCACGTTGTATCCCAACCAGCGCGAACCTTGTCCCAATTTTGATATAGCGTGATTCCTGCAGCAATGAGTGCTCCGATTGGACCAGCTACAAGTGCTAGCATTGGATTATCGAGTAATCTTTGCCACAATTCACTTGCTTTTTGTTTTACAACGTCCCAATTTCGATATAGTAAAACACCTGCAGCAATTACTGCTGCAATTCCGATTACTACCCAAGTAAGTGGACTAGCAAGCATGGCCGTGTTCATTGCCCATTGTCCTGCAGTGGCCAGTCCCATAGCTGTTTTAAAGCCTTGCACCATCGTGGTAACAGTAGTAATCACTTTTAAAGTGCCCATTCCAACCGCTAGTACACCAGCTGCTGTGCTCACTCCAATGAGCGTTTCTTTAATTGGTCCCCAGTTCTCTCTTACTGTATTTCCAAACTCAAATGCCTTTTCCACAATACCTTGAATTTTCGGTACTAATTCATCAGCTTTTTGAGCAACTCCTTGTAAAAATTCTTGTGCACCTGCACCGTTTACAACATCGGCTATACCGACCTGTAGCTCTCGCCATGATGAAATTAACCTATTTTTAAGACTCCCTTCCACTTTGGCAGATGCAGAATCCGTTGCTCCTTCAAAATCCTTCATAGCTTCCTTTGAACCTAGCATTGCGTACATGGCTCCTGCTTCGAGGTCTTCCCACTTAGTACCAAATAAACCTACACCTATTTGATTGGCTGCTACTTGGTCATCCATTCCTTTTAATTCGCCAACTACTTTACTTGCTACATCTGATACGGTTCCTTTACCATCTAAAAAATCTTTCCATACTTTCTGCGTTCCTTGTGATAAATCGCCCATAGCATCGCTTGTGCCTTTTGAGCCGTCTTTAACACGAATTTGGAACTCTTTCATAACATCATTAACGTAATCTAAGTTGTAAACGCCTGCTTTTGCGCCTCTTTCCAAGATGCCGAAGTATTCTTCTGCGCTATACCCCATTGTGCCAAATAAGGACGAATACTCTGCAACATTATCAAACATTTCATCTGAAAAATTTAACCCTCTTTGACCACCTGCAGTAAATAAATCAAATGCTTTATCTGCAGAGATACCGAAAGCCTCCATCATGTTATTCGTGCCACGTGTGACTTCGTTCACGTCACCATCAAACGTTTTAGCTAAAAACATCGCATTAGAAGTAACTTTACTTAATTCTCCATTATCGATATTCTTCATGTTTTGTTTTACACGCGCTAATGCACCTGTAACTTCATCGATGTTTTCACCGTACCCTTTACTAAATACTTCTTTTGCAGCACTTCCGTACTGTTCCATTTCAGAGGCAGTTGCACCAGTTTGGGCTTGTAACGTGTTTAACGCGCTGTTCATATCCAAGATAGATTTTCCAACGCCTGCTCCTAATGCCGCAACTCCTGCTGCACCTATGGCACCAGCTCCCATTGCGACTCCTTTAAAAACTCTAGTTGCTCCTTGTCCAAAGCGTTGGATTTGATTGCCGACTCTTGTGACACCTCGCCCAAAGTCATCAGCTCTCTCACTAGCACGCCTTAAATTACTAGAAAAATCACGGTCTTGTAATGATAAGATTGCTGAAATAACCCTTCTGCCCATATTCTCACCGCCTTTAGCAAAAGAAAAAAGCTAGAACGAGACTGTCTTCATCGCTCCAGCTTGTATATGTTTGTTTCTTTCTTCTAACTCCTTGTCCAAACTTGCTGTCATAAATAGCTTGGTATCGTAATCAAGATTTAATAAATATTCAAGCTTAAAGCCTTTTTGATTATAGTGATGAAGAAAATAAAAATCATCATCACTATCAATTAGTTTTTTATAGCTTTAACTCCGCCTTTTTTATATCCTGCTAATTCAAACGCCACCTCTGATAATTGGGCAATTTCCCCTGGATCAAAGATTTTTGATACGATTTCAGTAGGGATTGTTTTACAACCATATGCTGCTAATAATTCAGGATCTTTTAAATTTGGCTCAATCATTGTGTTGTAAACAATGTATTCATCAGCATCCGTGTCATTGTTTTCATCTCGTGCCATTTTCATTGTATCTACACATAAAGACTTTTCAGGTTTACGCAAGACTACTACAACACCTAAGCGCTCAACAACTACTTCCTCTGTGACATCATCCTTCACTTGATATTTTTCTTTCTCTTTCATTAAATCTACAACTGATAAACGTTTGAATTCTTTTTTTGTCATTTCAAATTCCTCCAGTGTGGTTATTTATTTAAGCACTAATTAAATCGATAGGATCATAGTCTGCAAAGTTAAATGGTAATTCCTCTGTGCCAATTGTCTTTTGTGCAAACTGCATTAACATAAATTCATTAAATGTTACTTCGTTAATGGCAATACGTTCTGAACCGAAAGCATCGGGGTCCGCTAGTTTACCCACCAAATTCACGTCAGGTACAACACCTTCTTTAACTGCTTTGGCTAATAGATTTGCACCTCGCGAATATACTTTCTTCACTTTTAATGTTCCTTCACCTGACCAACCTGTCATCTTTTTATGAGTTGCTAAATCCTCGGCCATATTTACATCTTCATAATCAATGGTTACTTTAGCCTCGAATTCTTCTACATCAAGCCATTTCTCATTGTTAACCCAAACACTGCCGAATGTACCGTTAATTAATTTATTAGGTTTTAATTTACCCATGTGTCAATATCCCTCCTTAAATCGCTATATCCATATCTAAGTCCTCAATAGCATCTACAATCTTAATGTTGCCGCCTACAAAAACATTGCGTTTAAAGGACATTTCTTTTACTTTTTGATCGTCCCAATCCGTTGTATCTACTCCGATATTTTCCCACGCCAAACGTTGTTTTCGGACATTAATTTCTGATTTATTATCGTAATTCGGATCAAGTATTTCCTCACCTTCTAAACCATCAAAGTATGCATTGACTGATCGTATAAACAATACTTGATTATCGTAGATGTTATTGTGTTTACCAATATAGTGCTTATCAAATGTTGTTCGAATATCGTCTTTTATCATGTCCTGTACTTCCATAACACGGATTGATTTAAAGTCTTCTGTCTTTTTACCTGTTGTTGTTGTCAGACTGTTGACACCTCGTCCGATTTTAATATTTTCGCCGTCATTGATAAGAATAAGCTCACCATTATCAACAGCTGTGTCAGGATCTTCAATATCTGTAATAGCATCTATTTCATTCAACTCGTAATAAGTAGATGAACGTGTAAATGGCAACCCTGCCAGGATACCAGCAATCCGCGCTGTGTATTCTGCAGTTTTATAATCCTTCTCGCCAACTTTAATTCCTGTTGTTGTGAAATTAATGATTCCTTCATGATCTGCATCACAGTTTGGTAAAACTGCCTTAAATGTTTTCTTATTATTGTCACGTTTAGTCTTAATCCATGTTGCAATAGTTGTTGTATCCTTGTCTTCAATACCTGGAATGGCCAAGTAATTAAATCGCTTATTGTTTAAGCGTGTTAATGCGGCGTTATAATCAACTGCAGTTGTTGCCAAACGTTCAATAATGACTTTACTTGGTGTACCCATGAAAGTTTTTTGAATGTAATCTAAGTTTTCTGCTGACCATGCATCGGTTTTTACTTCCTCTATGCTTTTATACGTTACTGTATCAGCCGTTTGCACGTCGTCTTTTAATATCAATGCAACAATTCCAAGCTGGCTACGCTTAATAGCTGTAACGGCTTTGCCATTAAACTCAATAATAATTTGTGGTAGGCCCATTGTTTAATCCCCTTCCTCGTCATCCAACTCACCCATAAGCTCAATTGGATGTTTCTCATACCATTCTTTCCCGTTTTTAATTTCATCCTCGAAATTAGTATTTGAACTTGAACTTCCCTCACCGTATTCACGGCC